GTTAAATCATTAATTATGTTAATGATTGCTGAATTGTCAATAGATTCAATGTCAAAATTGAATAAGTCTACTTCAGTTTCTTGGACTTGACCAAAATCTTCAGTTGTGTAGATCTTTTTGTATTTAGTCATTTGTTTAGGCATAATTAGAATTACTTTACGTTTGTTACTTTCAAGTAATTGTGTTAAATCCTTGTCTACCGACCAAATACAGATGTCCTCCTTTAGATTTTCGCAAATGTAGGCAATTAAGTCATCACCTTCCGCTCCTGGAACTCTATTAACAACGATCCCGTATTCATCGGAGATTGTGTTTAGAATTTCGGTTTGAAAGTACTCAAAAAAGAGATAGATCTTATCGTCGTACTTACGCTGGCCCTTGTAAGAGAAATCTCCCTCACCGTGAGTTTCAAAATGTTCTTTAATGTACTTCTTTCTCCAACTCTTAGAGTCGAATACGAAAAACACTGAACTGATATTTTCCTTAAACGGAGCAAGAATACTTCCAAGATAGTTTACTGAAAACGCTCTGAAAGTATCCTTGCTTGCCTGTTTAAGCATGAATTTATCGTCATTCAACAGATCAGAGACGTAATACTTTTCGCCCACGCGTTTATCATTAGCCAAGATGTTCTTTGCTATGCTAACTGCGACATTAAGAAAGGCATTTCCATCAATGATTAAATTCATGTTAGTTTTGTTTAGGTTGTTCTACATTAGGTTGAGGTTTACTCAACGTTTTAATAGCTTTTGCAATCAATTCAGCTTCGTCCAAATTAAATACTCCTTTAGCTTGACAGTGGTTAGCTGATGAAACTAGCACAAGAACTGCATGCTCTGGAGTTAAATTTGCCAAGAACTTTTCGTAGTCTTCTTGGTTAGTGTAGCTGATTGAAGATAGTAAAGTTGCGATGGGTTGCTGTGCCTCCGCTTGAGGAGCCTCAACTTCGCCTTTATTAACTTCTGCTTGATTAGCGTTTTTCTTATTTGCCATGGTATTTGGATATTTTTATAGGTCTGCGAACAAATCGTCTAGATCATCAGACTTAGCTGGAGCAGATTTAACTGGTTCAACCTTTGCTGATGGAGCTGGGTCACTTGCAAAATCGTCATCAAGATCAATTGACATTGCGCTTGATTTTGAAGCTGGAGTAGAACCGAATTCAATATCTTCTCCCATTGGGGCTTGAGAACGATTTACTGGTTTTGAGTTGGTGAAGTGCTTCTTCATTCTCTCATCCTTTGTGTTCGCAACAAGATTCTCAATGATTTGTTTGTAAGGAACGATTGCTTTAATGTATTCTGCAACCTTTTCGTACTCATTGTCAGTCCATTCTTTTAAGAAATACTGACTCATGTCCGGTGAATTCTTTTTGAAGTACTCGCTAGTGAACTGCATTACTTTAGGATCAGTAGAAACTGGGATTTCTTTACCTCCGTGAGTAATGATCAATGGGCTAACTTCATTCATGAATTTACTTGAACTGAAATCTCTCCATGCTTTGGTTTTACGCTTGATAACCAATACGAAATCCTTACCTTGAGTAAGTGAGAACGGATTGATTTTTTGAGTTGTTACCAATTCTGATTCTGGATTGATTTCTTGCTGAATCAAGTTGTCAATTGTGTAACCGTAAGAGTACACCTTGATTTGTCCTTCTAAGTTAGGGAACTGAGGATCTTTCTTGATGTAAACACAAGAATAATAGTTGTAATAGCGATTGAAGTACTTTTGGATTTCCTCAACGATTTGAGGCTCCTCATTTTTCAAACGTTTTAACTCTAGGTCCAAAGTCCAAAGAATTGATGAAGCTCCCGTAGTTGAAGGGCAATCTACATACAACTTCTCATTGGTTAGAGGGTTGATAAGTTTAGCAGCATACTTTTTGTAGCGGCTTTTAGACGGATCCGTTACCCATGGGATAAAACGAATTACCGATTTGTAAATACCGTTCTGACCTTGGTCTGGACCGGGATTGTACATGTTCTCGTCGACTTTACGAGCAGCGGATGATGATTTTCCTGAGAAATCATCGAGATTGAGATTGAATAGATCTTCCATGTTCAAAATGATTTTAATTTATAAAATTGTACTAAAAAACCGTAAGTAGTTTCAAAAAATAAGGGCGAGTTTTTTAGACCCGCCCTTAAATGTGAACTTTTTATTAAGAGATTAAGCTTTAGGCTCGCTCGTCTTTGCTTCTTGAACGTGAGTTCTGCCGGCTTGACAAACTGCTTTGATGTCTTGTAAAAGTTTACGAGTTCTAGTTCCAGCAGACTTGTTACCTTTTTCGTAGAACTTCACAGTTTCGTTTTCAAGTTGAGAAACTGCTTCTTTTAATTCAGTTAACCATTGTGGTGTCATAATTTCAAAGATTTTTTGTATCTTATATAGTAAAATTTCACCCGGTTTTAAATATTAATAAACTTTGTTGGAAAATTTAGCTTCTGGGTAAACTTGTTTTGCAAATTGTATCCAAGTTTTAATGACTTTGTTGAATTCTGTGTCATTTATTAATCCTGATCTAAGAAATGGATTTAGATAGATTTCAAATTCTTGATCAATTGGAATTCTCTTTCTGACTGCAGCTGCGTGCATTCCAGCAACCATTGCTGGAATTTCATCAGACAATAAGAAGTACTTGTAGGAAGTTTCAGCCTTTGACCTAACTTTGTTTGGGGTTTTTATCATGTGGCCTGCACGGCGATTGATTCCGGTCTGAAGCAGATGTTCGATCTCGTGCCTAATGTACTCAACTAATTTATGGTTTAATACTTCATAGCTTAGAGGTTCTGCGTCAGGGCTAATGTAAAGAATAAGCTCTAATTCAGGATCCTCATATTCTGATGAATTCGGAATGTATGCATTTGCGTCTAGCGCAAAACCGTTGTCTTCAAAATTTAAGACTTCCCATGGAAGAGTTTTAAAATGAGCAGATCTTCTAGGATTGAATTGAATTACTCGCTTAACTATAAAATTTAAACTAAACTCCAATGGATCAGAATAGGTCAACTCTTTGTGAATTGCTTTTCCTGGTTTGGTGCCAGCTGTGCTTTTCACGATTGAAAATAAATCATGAGCAATAACTAAAGCAAGGGAATCGAACTTTGATTCGTATATGAAGTTTTTAAAACGTTTTATCATTTATATGTTACAAAAATTAGGTCAAGCTTAGAAGTTGATGGAATTAATTTAGTGTCGTAATCAACATCAACATCGCCTCGATCTTTACCTAGTTTATTTGAAGTAGCTGCGGTCTTTAATTTGTCAAACAGAGTTTTTTCAATCGGTTTTTTACCGCCGACCGCTTGAGATAGATCGTCTTTATTTGCATCTAGCTTAGAGTCAGTTATCCATTTGTCAAGGTCAGCTTGATTTATTTCATATTCCTTATATCTCTTGACTCCACCGCCGTCTGCGTATTTAGAGTGCCATGGTTTATCAGCATCTAAGAACACAACTTTGAATACTGACGTGCCAGAGGTTGGAGCTGGGGCATTTGGGTCAGGAGGTAGAGTAGCTCCAGCTAATGGGTCGGCCATCGGCGGTATGCCTAGATCCGGCATTGGTGGAGGAGCTGATGCTGAAGGGTCAGCGGCTGGAGGAGCGGGTTCAGCAGCTGGCTCAGCAGCTGGCGCTGGCTCGTCCGCTTCCAACAATAACTTAAATTTGTCAAATGATAGTATTTCCATGATAGTATTATTTATAAACCAAAAATGGGGACGCAAGGCCCCCATTTGATTGAATTGTAGTTAAAATTATGATCCGCAGGCCATGCATTCATCCTTATTGTCAAGCGAACATACTATATCATTTGAATTTTGTAAAGTATCGTCTTGGGTGATCTGAATGACGGGTTGCGATTTAGCGGAAGAGTCTACTCCTAGTCCAGCAATAGCTGAAGTAGCCGCTTCTGTTCTTAGATAGTACATGCCAGTTTTAAGACCTCTTTTCCATGAGTGAAAATGGGCAGATGTTAGCTTGGCTGTATTAACGTCCCTAAAGAATAGATTGAGTGACTGAGACTGGCAAATGAATTTACCGCGGTCTGCTGACATGTCAATGATCGTTTTTTGAGAGATTTCCCAAACCGTTTTATAGATCAATTTTAGTTCGTCTGGGATATTCGGGATGTTTTGAACTGATCCTTTTTCCATGATGATTCGGTTTCTCATTGAGTCAGACCAAAGTCCAAGTTCAGCAAGATCTCTAACCAGGTGTTTATTGACTGTGATGAATTCTCCAGCTAAAGTTCTACGAGTTCCAATGTTAGACGTGAAAGGTTCAAAAGCTTCGTTATTTCCCATGATTTGAGCAGTTGATGCGGTTGGCATCGGAGCGAGTAATAGAGAATTTCTAGAACCGTACTTCATTAATTTCTTGCGCAAAGATGCCCAATTCCATCTGCCTGACAACTGCTCATCAGTAAAGCCCCACAAATTAAATTGAAATTGTCCGGAGCTCAAAGGTGAACCCTCATAAGAAGAGTAGGCTCCATCCTTTTTAGCTAGGTCAATTGAGGCTTCCATTGCAGCATAGTAAATGGTTTCATGGATTTCCTCATTTAATTTCTTAGACTCTTCATTACCAAACTCCAATCCCATCAAA